ATTTCTTTTGAGATGAAGGTCTGCCTGCATCACCTGTGGACATCTGTAAATTAGATTCTTGCAAACATTGTGCATAAGATTCATGGTCTTGGGTCGAACACCCTGTTCTACAATTACTCATATCGCTGTTATGTAATCTCCATAGTTGCCACCAATGTTTGAATCAGTTAAACGATTCTTGGTGTTCTCATCAATAATGTATGCACGCCCACCTAAGTATACCTCAGTTGCTGCAAGTGCATCTGTTTGAGAAGGAAAACGGTAAGAAGAATATGTGCCATCAACCATCATAACTGTGATGCCACGGTCTATGCCATATCGCATAAACAATCTATTATCACCCGCTGGCGTTTCTTTAACCGATGGGGTAACAAATTTATATTGAGTCATATTTCTCCTTGTAGTATAGAGAGAGGGCGAGTGAACCCGCCCCCTCAACTATTGCTTAACTAACTTTGAATTGAAGAACTTGATTCAATTCTGTATAGCGCAGCCTGACGGTATAGTGAGAATCCAAGGACTCCGTACCAACCGATTGGGCGGAAACGCATCAAGCGGTCAGTTACTGGACCGATGACTACATTTGGCTCCTGTGCTACTGCCTCAGCAAGTGCTTGCTTTCCAGCAAGAATTGTGCGATAAACAGCAGTTACTGGAGTTACGGTTACAACAGTTGTTGCTGTAACAGCAGCAGTGTGTACTGTGTCTACAGTGATTGTAGTTGTTGAACCTGATGTAACCAAAGATGCAATCTTTGCACCTGATGCAATACCTGTACCTGAAATCTTATCTCCTGCTTCAGCAGAAGTAGCGATTACAGATGTTGAAGCAACGCCAAGTGTTAAACCACCTGATGCTCCTGCAACAGTTACTGCAGTTGTAGCAAGAGCAGAAGCATCTGCTCCATCTACGCCACGGTACAAACGAGGTGTCTCAACAAAGTAAGCACCCTCATAGGTTCCGATTGTTCCTGGCCAGAATTGTCCTGTGCCAGTCTCTGCGTATTTGTGCATGTCGTTCCATCCGCCTGCGCCAGTCTCGGCACGAAGGTCATGTGAAACTTCTGGGTGGATACCAGCCCAGTATAGACTTCCCTCGCGAGGAACAGCCTTGTTGGCACGCAACTTAGCAACAGCCTTACGGATGTTTGCTGCAGTGATTGTGTCAGTTGCTGTAACTGTTGCGGTTGAAGTACGAGCAGTTGAAGATGCTGAGTAGATAACATTGGTACCTACGCGTAGCACCTCAAGTGCAACCTTATCTAATGAGTCAGCCATGTTGAAGGCAATAATGTCTGCAACTGCTGGGTCTACATCGGATAGTGAGAATAGTTGTAACTTACGAGTTACAAGTGATGCGTTACCGTACTCATTAAGAGTAACAGCAACGGTAGTAACATCTGACAATGCAATTGCATCTGGGTCAGTTGTTTCTGTAAGTGTTGCGGTTGCTGGGGACAAATCGTTGTAGATTGAGAATACAACGCTTGAACCTGGCATTGCTTGCTGAGCAGGGCGCTTGTCTGCAACTGAACGAATCAGTGGCTGAGCACGAAGCGCAAACTCAACATAGCGGTCATACGCGGTTTTAACTAAGCCAGCGAGTGCTGACGAGTCTGTGTATGCCATGTGGGTTCACCTCCTGGTGATTGGTAGTTTGTTAATAAACGGAAACACCCAGGATGTCATTTAATTCCGCTGAACTTTTAGCACTAAGAATACGAGCAAGTGAATCTTCATCTACGCCTGGAGGCGTACCTGTAGACACAACTTCGTTTATTCTTTTTTGTGCTGCAAAAGCGGGGTTATTAGCAGCGGCACGAGTTTCCTCTTTTGCTGCCTCTGCTGTGTTGATTCCAAATACATCGCCGTTTTCATTTAACCAAGCAGTAACTGCTTCTTCAGATATTTCAATATCCTGAGGTATAAACGCGGCAACTTTAGGATTTACTCCCTTTGCGGTCAGAACATCCTTTACGGTGCGCTGACGAGTTTGACTCTTTAGAGTGTTAGCCTCTGCTTCTAGTTCTTTCATACGCTTTTCAAGCGTGCGATTTACTTTTCGTAGTTGCTTAACAACATCCTGAGGCTCATTGTCCTCATCCAAGAAGTCGTCTTCATCATAATTGGTAGCCATCTACCTATCTCCCTTTCGTTTGTTGTATTCGCAATCCGCGTAATAATTCGGGGAAACTATTACGGCTATTGCTACCAGTCTTTTACGCCCCCCTGGGCTGGTGAATCAGGGTGGGGATTCTTTATATTACGCTTTCTTTTTTAAGCGATGAACTGTTTATGCCGCTTTGTCCAGCAAAACGAGCCTGTTCACGAAGTGCTCTGCGTTGTGATTCAAGTTGTCGCAGTTGGTCTTGACCAAGCGTGCTTGCAACCGCTTCAAGTTCATTATATTTTGAGCCTTCAATTTGAGATAAGCGTTGTTGTGTATCAGCAAGAACTCTTGCTTTACCAAAACTTTCTTTAAGTGCATTAAGGTCAGATGTGCCAGATACATTGATATAACTTTCAGCCTCAGTTTGTGATAGGTTAAAGTTATACATATTAGCAGCAGCACCAAGTTCAGATGCACGGATTTGTTTCTTAACAACATCCATACCAGTCTTAGGGTCAAGAAGGTAAGAAACTGCACCAGCAAGGTCAACGCCATAATATTGATTAAGAGATGCAAGAACATCTGAGTTTTTCTTAACTCTATCTGTAGCCATTTGAACACGATTTTCAAACTCAGTAACTGATACTTGGTTAGCAATAATATTACCAAGTTTTTCAGTGGTTCCAAATACTTTATCATCTAGGCCATAGGCCTTAAGAACGCTTACCATGCCACGCTCCATAGAAATGTAGGTAGCCTCATTAACCGCCTTACCTGCAGCAGATAAAGCAGCCATGCCAGGGAATCTTTCTTTATATGCAGTAGTTCCTAAAAGGTTAATTTTAATTTGAGATGCAGTTAAATCTTGTTTAATATAATCATCAATAGTAGTAGCCAATGTTCCAAGGCCAGCAAGGTTAAGGTTTGCTTTAAAATCTTCAAGGGCTGTAGTTGTAGCAGCACGAGTAGCATCTGTTTGCTTTTGAGTTAAAGCATCAAACTTAGCCTGCCATGTAGCATTAAGGGCTGTAACTGCTTTATTAACTGCTTCTTCTGTAGTAAGTGTTGGAGTACCAGTTGTATTAGAACTGCCATCGCTGTAGTAATTAGTTACAGTTCCGTTAGGATTAGTTACTGTTCTAACTAATGTTACTGTTGCTATTTTAGTTCCACCAGTCATTGGGTCAATATTTGGATTAGCAGCAAAATAAGCATCTGCTTGTGCTTGATACCTAGCAGATGATGCATTTTGTGGCGCAGTTAAATCTAACTTACCATTAGGAAGTGTTGGAGCATCTGGAGTATATTTACCTGTAAGTGGATTGTATGCCATTAGCCCATGAATCCAAACTGCTTCATCAAATCTGCAGCCATGTTGCTGTAGGTTTCTTTAGCGTTTTTTGTATACTGCCATAATGGGTCTTGCTTAACTTGCTTAGTAAAGTCTGACAACATGCGAGCATTACCAGTGGTAGGGTCAATTACTTTATTCATCATGTCTTTCCAAGAAAGATTATCAGGGTCAACCTCTAATAAGTCAGACATTTTTGTACGATAATTATTAGTTATTTCATAAAGAGTTCGGCCTGATTTGATTGATTCAGCAAATGGCTTGTATAAATCCATAGCCTGATTTCTCATTTCATTTAAATAATAGTTGGTATCGCGACCATCGGTAGCATCAAGTAATGATGTTTGAATAGTATTAAGATAGTTTTTATCAATATTAATACCGTAGTTTAAAGCAGCATTTCTAATTGTAGTTATAGAACTACCAATAGTTCCGCCACCAGTAAATAGTAATTGGGCATTATCACCAAGGTGTTGAGTTAACTGAACATCAGTCCAACCGTTTTGAAGTTTAGACATAGCAATACCCTGAATAGTTGAACTATTGTCATAAACTTTTCCAGTAACTGGGTCTACTTGTTGTGTTCTAATGCCAAGTTGTTCAAGTTTAGCGGCAACATTAGCAGTTTCAATTTGTAGTTTTTCTGCAAAGTTTGCTTGATTTCTTGGGTCATTAGTTTCAAGAAAAAAACTACGGATACTTGGTAATGTTTGTTGATACCATTTAGTTTGTTGAATGGCCTCATTAAATGTATCTTGAGTCCAACCACTGTTTGGTGCTAAGGCTTGGTCAAAGATTTTATCAATTTCATTTTTAAACTCTTGAGGTAAAGTTTTAAATGTAGATTGAAGGTAGCCAATCCATGCTGTCTTAGGGTCAACTGCAGGGGCTTTAACTTTGCCACCAGTTGTGCCTGTAGTGGTTGTAGTAGTTGTAGCAGTAGTTGTACCAGTGTTAGTAGTAGTAGTTTTACCAGCAGGATTAGTTCCACCAACAACTAAACCACCAGCACCAATAGATGGTGTAATAGTTGATGCTGTAGTAGTTTTAATTTCTGGGTTTTTACCATCAAATACATTTAAAGCATTTTGTGCTTTAGTTACATCATCGGCAGTACCATAATCTTTAGCACGCTCTAAAGCATCGGTAAGTTTGGCACGCTTGTCTGTTGATGCTTTTACTTTGGCAACATCGCGTTCTGCTTTGTCTTGAGTCTCAAGGTTGGCAACTCTTTTTTTAGCCTCATCTAAATTTGCTTTTGCTTTTGTATATTCAGTGCTTCCTCTTTTTAAACCAGCAAGTTGTTTTTTAACTTGCTCTATGCCAATGTAAGCCTGACGAAGTTGCTCGGCTACAGTTATTGACTGAGGTGCAAAAGGATTATTAGGTGATACCACTATGCCCTCGCTCTCCGAATATCTTTATCCATCATGGTATAAAGACCATCAAGTAAATCATTTTCTTGGCGAGCACGATACTCAGGGGTACTTGTTATGAAATTAGCAACAGCCTGAGCGCGACCAGCACCACTGGTATCTTGTGATTGGTTTAAGTAAATAGCAAGTGCTTTCTTGTAATCAGCGCCTAAAGCATTACGACCAAGAAGTTGTTGGTATGTAGCCTGTACACCAGCATCTGCTTCTTGTTGAGTATAAACAACACCAGTTGAATTGCCAGTATTATTAGCCTGTGAAACTTTAAGTAACTCAGTAAATTGTGACATTACCTTTGGGTCTACAGTTGTAGTAGTTGGTGCAGCAGCCGTTGAGGCTGGAACTGTATTGTCTTTCTTTTTTTCTGCCATTTATACCACCACCGTATCATTTGAGAAGTAACGATTAAGGAATTTTTCTGTTTCAGGACTACCAGCAATTAAGTTGTCTCTAAATAATTGAAAAGCATTTGCTATATCTGAATTGCTATTGGCATCTAAACTACGAGAACCACCTGCTGATTTTCTTTCTTCAAGAAGTTGAGCAATAACTTTGCGGGTTTCAAGATACATTGCCATGCCTTTAATTACTGTGCGGTCTCCATTTTGAGCCATCCACTTTTTATCTTTTAAGGCTGTATCAAGAATTTCTGCACGGCGTGCATACTTTGCCCTATCTGGCGATACATATTCAGAATACCAATCAAGGTTTTCTTTAGCCTTTGCTTGAACCCAAAGTGATTTAGCATTTTTAACTACTTTCATTTGTGGGTCACTATCAGAGGTAATACCATTTTGGATTTGGTATGCCTTAATAATTTGTTGTATCTGTTGGAACTCTGCCCAACCACGCTTAACATTTGCATCTTTTAATAACTCATTAGATGTTCTGTTTTGGCGGTATGTACTACCAGCGCCTGGTGTAGCACCATGGCCGTACTGCCATTGGTAGGCAGCCTGACTAAATGTGTACTTGTCATCTCCGTCATCGGCTAAGAAACCAATTAACTCTGGGTCTCCCTTACCTTGGGCCATAGCCATAAGGTTGCTGTATTTACGAAGGTTGCGAACTGTTTGAATACTTGGCTCTATGCCACCAACATTCTTTGAAAGGCTTACAGTTGCTTCAAAGAAGTCTGGGTATTGCTTAAGGAACTCAGCCTCTGCCATACCGTATACACGCTTGCCAGTTGCTGGGTCTGTGTAGTCAGCATACTTAGTTTGCAGTTGGCGGAAAGTTTGAGCATAAAAATCTAATTCAGGTGCTATAGCAAATGGTGCAGAGATAGATGTTAATGCACGAAGGAAGAAAAACTTATTAGTTTTGCTTTCAATCTCACTTGGTAGTGGAGCATCTGTGCGCTTGCCTTGGTTATACAGGTATGTTTCATAACGAAGCATCTGATTGTATGTACGAACATACATCTCATCTTTGCTCCATACTGTGTTAAGTCGGCGAAGAACGCTAGGTGTAAAGATGTCAGTTGCTGACTGAGGTATGCCAACTGGGAAGAATGGTTTTAAAGCATCTTCTAACTCTGGTTT